TAAAAGCATTTTTAGAACAGAATCATGATGCGCACATAGCAGCGCATATGGCATTTATGCAGAATCCTATGGTGCAACAGAATCCTGCTGCAATGCAGGCACTTCAAGCACATATACAAGAACATCAAGCTATGAAGTACAGACTACAAGTACAACAGATACTAGCTGAACAAGGTATGGAACTTCCACCAGAAGGGCAACCAGTACCTATGGAAGTACAAAACCAGATAGCCATGTTGGCAGCACAAGCAACTCAGCAAATAACAGGACAAGAACAAGCCTTGATAGAAGCACAGCAAATGGCACAACAGCAACCACAAATGGACTTGGCTAATAAACAACTAGAATTACAAGGTATGGAAATACAAAGAAAAGCACAAGCAGATCAGTTACGTGCTCAAACAGAACTTACTAAAGCAGAAATGGATGCGCAAACTGCTCTAGCGAAGGCAGAGAAAAATGAAGACATAGCTCAACAAAGAATTGCAGCCTCTCGTGAGAAAGATGCAATGGAAGCTGAACTCAAGTCTCAGAAATCTTATGGTGAAATATTAAAACAAGTAAAAGACGCAGAGGAGAATAGTGAGTAATGGCTAAAAAACGAGGGTTGTACGACAACATAAACGCAAAGAGAGATCGAATCAAAGCTGGTTCTGGTGAAAAAATGAGAAGTGCTGGTGAAAAAGGTGCACCAAGCGCACAAGATTTCAAAGACGCAGCTAAAACTGCCAAGAAAAAAGACGGAGGTCTTTATAAAATGGCTGATGGTGGCATGTATAAGATGGCTGGCGGAGGCATGCCAGGAGGTACAATGCTTAAAATGAAAGACGGAGGTTTAGCTGTACAAAGTAAAGGCTGTGGAACAGTAGACAACAAACGCAGAAAACCAACAAAATTACGATAGGAGAAAAATATGCCAATGAAGGAATACTCAAAAAAGCAGAAGAAAATTGCTAAAGTCGCAGAACCAAGAGATAAAATCGATGGAGCAGATTTCAAAAAGCTTAGAGGAATGAAAGATGGTGGTATGTACAACTACAGCGAAGGCGGTTTACACACTCATAAGAAAGTTGTAAAAACAAGAGGCACAGGTGCTGCTACAAAAGGTTTAAATTTTCATAGTTCTGATTAATGGACTATATAAAGGTTGTCGAGTACCTACTCAAAAAGTACAGAGAACGTTGTACTGCTTTAGAAGAAACACTCGCATCGGGAGGTGTTGCTAGTTTTGAGCAATACCAACGCGTCGTCGGAGAGATATCAGGTCTTCGCTCTGCCGAACAAGAAATAATTGACCTGCGTAAAAATATGGAGAAAGAAGTAGATGACTAAAGAAGTTGTACCAGATGTTGTTATGAATTTTGACAAGGCTCCTGCTCGTGTACCTGAAGAGGTCGTGCCAGAAGAAAAGTCAGTTGAAGAGATTACATCGCAAACAGAAAAATTACCACAACCAACAGGATACAGAGTATTGATACTACCGAGAGGCAGATCAGCTGTAACTGATGGTGGCATTCAATTAGTTTCTGAAACTATTGAAAGAGACACAGTATCCTCAGTTGTAGGATATGTTATTTCTCTTGGACCAGATGCATACAAGGATCCTGTAAAGTTTCCTGAAGGTGCTTGGTGTGAAGAGGGAGAATGGGTGCTTTTTGGCAGATACGCTGGTGCTCGATTTAAAATTGATGGAGGAGAACTCCGTATTTTAAATGACGATGAAATATTAGCCAGAATACCAGACCCAGAAGCAGTAGATTATTAATAACCAACATGGAGGAAACCATGCAACAAGAAGAAAATCTTGCCATAGAAGAAACAGTAGAAGTCGAACTTCCTACTGAAGAAAAGAAAGAAGAAAATATAGAAATTGTCGATTCTCAACCTGAGGAACAACCAGTTGAAGATGATAAAACTGAACAAGAAGAGTATAGTGATTCTGTTCAGAAAAGAATCAACAAGCTTACCTATAAGCTAAGAGAAACAGAAAGACAAAACGAAGAAGCAGTTTCTTGGGCACAAAAAGTCCAAGAAGAAAATGCTACACTTAAGAAAAAAGCTGAATCTGCAAATACAGCTATGTTTTCTGAATATGATAACAGGATCAATACAGAATTAGATTCTGCTAAAGCAGAGTATAAGGATGCACTTGATCGTGGCGACACAGAAGCTGTTGTATCATCAAATGAAAAACTTGCTCGTTTGTCAGTAGAAGCAGAAAGTTTACGTCGTGTAACAGAACAGCGTAAAAGAGCTGCCGAGAACCCTGAAGAGAAAGTACAGCAGCCAGTTATGCCAGAAGCAAACACTGCTCAACCAGCACCACCAGATCCTAGAGCACAAGAATGGGCAAAGAAAAATGATTGGTTTGGTAAAAACCAAGGTTTAACTTTTGCTGCATTTGGTGTACATAGAGAACTTATGGATGAAGGTTATGATGGCGCAACTGATGACTACTATGCAGAATTGGACAACAGGCTTTCCAAATTCGGAATAAGCACCTATAATGAAGATCAAGAACAAGTTTCCGACTCTCCCGTGCAGAGAGTAGCGAGTCCTACAAGACAAGCAAGAAGTAAAAATGCACGCAGTAAGACTGTAAAACTCACACAGAGTCAAGTAGCAATAGCGAAAAAACTTGGTGTGCCTCTTGAAGAGTATGCTAAATATGTTAAAACACAATAAGGAGTAAAAAATGACAGAAAAAGATACAAATAAACAAGTAGACGAATCTGTTGCTACTGATCGATCTCCTCGATCTGCACAAGCACGAGAAAAAGAAACTCGCAGAACACCATGGGCACCGCCCTCTGCACTAGATGCACCACCTGCACCTCCAGGTTTTAAGCATCGTTGGATTAGAGAATCTATACTTGGACAAGACGATAAGACTAATATGTCTAAACGTCTACGTGAAGGCTTTGAGCCTGTACGTTCGGAAGAGTTTCCAGATTTTGAAGCACCAACGATACAAGATGGAGTACATGCTGGTGTGATCGGAGTAGGTGGTTTGATCCTGGCAAGAATACCTGAGGATACAGTTTTAGAACGGAAAGAGTATTTCGATGCTCAAACCGCTGACGCTATGCGTGCTGTTGACACAGATTTAATGAGAGAAAGCGACCCAAGTATGCCTATTAGTAGACCTAATAGAAATACCAAAGTTACTTTCGGAAAAGGATCTTAGGTAAAACTAAGAATTTTAACAACATATTTTATATAAAGGTGAAATAATATGGCGAATGTAAATGACCCAGATGGTTTTACTCCCGCATATCATATGTCTGGTGGTACAATCAGACCTGCAGAGTTTGCGATAGCAAGTGGCACGAACGCTTCGATTTTTTCGGGCGACGTAGTCAATCTCTCAAGTGGTTTGGTTATACAGGGTACTGCAACAGGTACTCCACTAGGTGTATTTTACGGAGTAGAATACTCAGCAACTTCAGGTGAAAAGATTTTTTCAAAATCTTGGATAGCTGATACTGCAACATTAGGCTCTGCGAATGCTAAAGCATTTGTTTATGTCGATCCAGATATTGTTTACGAGGCGCAGGCATCTGCTACTCCTACACAAGCATCTATCGGTACAACAAATACTATAACAACAACCGCAGGTGATTCTTCAACAGGTCGATCAAAAGAAGCAGTTACAGCAACTACTTCTAGTGGGATTGCACTAATAGTAGGTTTTCCCGATAAACCGTCAAATTCTATTGGTCAGTACGCTAGGATGTATGTAACATTCCCAGCTTCTGTGTTCGGTAATTCATAAAGGAGTAAATAACAATGGCAATTAATAGAGCACAATTAGTGCAAGAACTAGAGCCTGGATTAAACGCTCTCTTTGGACTTGAATATAGCAGATACGAAAACGAGCATGCTGAAATTTTTGATACAGAAAATTCAGATAGAGCGTTTGAAGAAGAAGTTATGCTTTCAGGTTTCGGTGAAGCACCAGTGAAAGGCGAAGGTGCATCAGTCTCATACGACTATGCGCAAGAAACTTTCACCGCTAGGTACTCTCACGAAACTGTAGCGTTAGCTTTTGCTTTGACAGAAGAAGCTATAGAAGACAACCTATATGACAGCCTTTCAGCTAGATACACTAAAGCGTTAGCTCGATCAATGAGCCAAACGAAACAAGTGAAAGCTGCAAATGTTCTCAATAATGGTTTCTCNTCTAGTTTTCCAGGAGGGGATGGTAAGGAGTTATTTGCTACTGACCACCCAACTTTGACAGCTGGTGATCAATCCAACGAGCCAAGCACAGCTGCTGATTTGAACGAAACTTCTCTAGAGAATGCAATGATAGATATCTCTGCATTTAAAGATGAACGTGGTTTAAAAACTAACGTTCAAGCTAGAAAATTAATCGTTCCACCAGCACTTCAGTTTGTAGCTGATAGACTGCTTAACACTCCTGGAAGAGTAAGTACTTCTGATAACGATATAAACGCTATCAGAAATATGAGCATGCTTCCAGAAGGTTATACAGTTAATCACTTCTTAACCGATACGGATGCGTTTTTTATCAAAACAGACGCACCTAACGGACTAAAACATTTTGTAAGGGCAGCAATGTCTACTGGTATGGAAGGCGACTTCGAAACTGGTAACATGCGTTACAAAGCAAGAGAAAGATATTCTTTTGGTTTTAGTGACTGGCGTGGTATTTATGGTTCCCCAGGAGCATAAATAATCGTTTAGACAAAGTAAAGGGAAGCTTCGGCTTCCCTTTCTTTTCTTCGACAATAAGTATAGAATAAATTTATCTAGGATAAATAATTTGTTTTATCGACTGACCTAGCAGACAAGCCGAGACGATAAGACTTATTTCCAAAGGAGGAAATTATGGCAAAATCGACATTTTCAGGTCCAGTTAAATCATTAGCTGGTTTTATTTCAGCAGGTAGTACAGCAGTAGTTAGTTTAACAGCTGATACTTCACTTACAGTAGCAGCACACGCAGGTAAAATATTAACTACCAACGATGCTGATGGTAAGTTTACACTACCTAGTATAGTAACAACATCACCTTCTGATCCAACAGATCCAAATCAACTCAATAACTTAGGCGCAAGTTTTTACTTTGTAGTAGAAACTGCAGCTACAGATATGGACATCTTAACAGATGGCACAGATAAGTTTGTTGGTGGTTTATACACAGGTGTAACTAACGCTACAGGTAAGACATTTATATCTGGTGCATCTAACGATGTGATCACTTTGAATGGAACTACGAAAGGTGGTTTGGTTGGTAGTATTATTAAAGTAACTGCAATGGCTTCTGCCAAGTACGCAGTAGAAGGGATTACACTAGGTTCAGGAACTTTAGTAACACCATTTGCTGACGCATAACAGGAGTAGACAATGGCAGACGCAGTAACCTCAACAACTATTTCTGATAACGATAGACAAGCTGTCATACAGTTGACTAACACTTCAGATGGTACAGGTGAGTCTGCTGTCACTAAAGTTGATGTGAGTGCACTTGCTGCAAGAAGTACAGATGGTACAACATGCACAGGATGTAAACTCGCTAAAGTGTCTTACACAACTTTTGGTATGAGTGCTAAACTTCTTTGGAACGCAAGCACAAATACAATATGTCTTGATTTAAATTCAGGATTTAGTGAACAGTTAGATTTCACAGAATTTGGTGGTCTTCAGAACACTGCTGCAGCTAGTGGTAAAACTGGAGACATAAAATTAACAACAACAGGTCATGCAAGTGGTGATTCTTACGTCATTGTTTTGACAGTTATAAAAGAGTACTAACCATGGCAACTTCTGGCACTAAGACATTTAGTCTAGACACAGCAGAAGTAATCGAAGAAGCATACGAACTAGCAGGTCTAGAGTTGCGAACAGGTTACGATGCAGCAACTGCCAGAAGATCTCTTAACATTATGTTCTCAGACTGGGCAAACAGAGGAATTAATCTGTGGACAGTAGAGCAGGTTTCTTTAGACTTAACTTCAGGTACGTCTTCATACACATTAAATTCTTATGATGTAGATGTACTTGAGGCAGTTATTCGTGTGTTTGATAGTGCGTCTAGTACAACTTTTAGTGATATATCTATAGAACGAATAAGTCGTTCTGAATATTTAGGTATTCCTGACAAAGTGGCTACAGGCAGACCTTCTCAGTATTTCGTAGAAAGAAAAGAAACACCTGTTTTAAAACTTTTTCCCACACCTGACAACGTAACAACATACAAGTTTATAAGCTACAGAGTACAGAGAATTGATGATGCTTCGGCATCAGCACAAGATCAAGAAGTACCTAGCAGATTTATACAGTGTATGACATTAGGTTTAGCTTATCAACTTTGTTTAAAACGTAATCCTCAAAAAGCAGGTTTGTTAAAAATTGATTACGAAGAAAGTTTTAAAAGAGCAGCAGATGAAGACAGAGATAGAGCAAGCATACATCTTACACCGAGGATTAGTTATTAATGGCATATTCTAGTGGTAAAAACGCTTATGGTATCTGTGACATAAGTGGGTTTAGGTATAAGCTAAACGATATGAAGAAAACATGGGATGGTCTTTTAGTTGGACCAGACATGTTTGACCCGAAACACCCACAACTTGAACGAACTAGAAAAACAGCAGATCCACAAGCATTGTTAAACGCAAGACCAGATGTAAAATCTACAATTAGTTTGGGTATAGTTAGGGTATCTAATCCTAAAAATAGCGCAGGGGTAAGTTCACCTATTATGAACGCACTCAACAGCAACACCATAGGTTCTAGTTTTTTACTACGAAAAGCAACAGCAGAAATAGGGGAGGTTAGTATACTAACAACATGAGTTGGACTAATGCAACATTAACTACAGCTATACAAGACTATCTTGACAGTAGCGAATCGTCTCTGGTTACGAATATACCAAACTTTATAAAAGCAACAGAAGAGAAAATATTAAAAAGTGTACAGTTAGACCTATTTAGAAAAAATGTAACAGGTAACGCAACAGCATCTAACACATATTTGACAATGCCTACAGATTTTTTATCACCATTTAGTTTAGCATTGATAGATTCTTCTGGCAACTACAATTATCTTTTGTTAAAACATGTTTCATTTATAAGAGACTATACTCCATCAGCAACAACATCAGGAACATCTAAATATTATGCTGAGTTTGATGAAACAACATTTATACTAGCACCTGCACCTAGCACTAATTTTGAATTCGAGTTACACTACTTCTACAGACCTACATCTTTAACAGCCACGTCAGGTACTGACACCACATGGTTGTCAACTAACGCAATCAATGCTATGTTGTATGGTTGTTTATCTGAGGCATGTATGTATTTAAAAAACTATGAAGCAATACCTCTCTATGAACAAAAATTACAAGAGTCTTTAGTGTTATTAAAAAATCTTGGTGAAGCAAAATCTACAAGAGATCAATACAGATACGGTGAAATAAGAAGAGAACCACAAGCATGAGTCGTATAGAAAAGTTAGAAGGTGCGAGTATAGCACTTGTTGCTATGGGTGAAAGTCAATTAGATTTCCATTTATCCAAATCACACAGTGTTGAGTTTGATGAAGTCTGGGGTATAAACGCTATGGCAGGCATCACGGAGTGTGACAGAGTTTTTATGATGGACCCTGCTTCTAGATTTTTAGATTCAGATGCTGCAGGTAGTCAAACAGGAATAATGACTAAAGTATTGAAAACACATAATGGACCAATATACACATGCGAGTTAGATGAAAGATGTCCAGGTCTGGTAGAGTATCCTTTGCTTGATGTTGTTGAAGCAACAAGATGTTCTTACTTTAATAATACTGTACCTTTTGCGATAGCTTTTGCTCTGTACCATAAGGTTGGTAAATTAAATCTATTTGGGTTAGATTTTACATATAAGGGTAATTTACATTTTGCTGAGGCTGGTAGATCTTGCGTAGAGTTTTGGTTAGCTAAATGTATAGAACATGGTATGGTCGTAAGTGTTGCACCTAGATCTGGGTTATTGGACACAGATACACCAATACAAAACAAACTTTATGGCTACCATCGTTTAGAAAATCCTCTTTTAATTTTAATTGATGAAGAAGAAGACGAATTTTTTACAATGGGTTACAAAGAATACACAGAACAGCTCCAAGAAAAACATAGGGCTGAAGCAGAGATAGTTTCTGTAGTTAATACACCGCCAGAGGCAAAACGATACTGATGATTGAAGATAACGCAAGTTCTAAACTAGGTTTGATAGAAGTAGTTACTCAAAACAGCAGAGGACACAGTCCTGAGTTTTGGGCAGAAACATGCACTGCTAGAATATGTGGTATTTCTGAGAACGCAGAACCACACATAAGACAACAAGCTGAAGAGTATAGACTTGCGATTTATTCCACAATACTTTACTATATTAAAGAAGCAATTAATAGCGAACGCTGTACAATGCGTAACATGTTAATTTCTCAAGGTGACAACGATTTAGCAAACATACTAAAGGAGTTAAAATAATGGCAATCACATCAACACTAACGACTAGCTTTAAAAAAGAACTACTAGAAGCGAAGCATAATTTCTTAGCTTCTGGGGGTAATAGTTTTAAACTAGCTTTGTACACCAGTTCTGCTACGATGGGAGCAGCAACTACAGCGTTTACTACAACAAACCAAGTTACAGGAACTAATTATACAGCAGGAGGTTCTGCTTTGACTAACGTCAATCCAACATCTGGGGGAACTACAGGGTTTACAGACTTTGCTGATCTAACTTTTGGGACAGCAACAGTAACAGCTAGAGGTTGTATGATTTATAACGATACAGCTAGTGGCGATCCTTCAGTAGCTACCATAGATTTCGGTGGAGATAAAACCTCTACAGCAGGAGACTTTACTATAGTTTTCCCTGCGGCAGCAGCAAGTACAGCTATTATAAGAATAGCTTAGTAACAAGTGTCTGTCGGATGGGGGCGGAGTACGTGGGGATCAGGTGGTTGGTCTTCTGATAGCGTATCTGTCACATTATCTGGTGTAGCTGGAACTTCTGCGTTAGGAACTGTAAGTGTAGACGCAGAAGCTAATCAAACACTCTCAACATTAGTAGCTACAAGTGCACTAGGTTCTATAAGTGTAGTAGCTAAAGCTAATCAAACACTAACAGGACAATCAGCAACAAGTGCATTAGGGACGCTTAGCACAGATGCTGCTGCTAATGTAACACCAACAGGACAAACAGGAACAACAGGTGCTCCTGTTGCTGGTGTAAATGCACAAGCGATAGCTTCTATACAAGGTGCAGTTGGTACAGTTGGTTCTGTTTCTGTAGATGTAGACGGAGAGGCTAATGTTCCTGTTGCAGGATTAAGCACCACAGCTAGTGTAGGTTCTGTTACAGTACACCACAATCTTGTGGTAGCAGTATCTGGTTTAGCAGGAACAAGTTCTTTAGGAACTGTTACTTCTGTAGCAAAAGCTAACGTAAGCGTTTCTGGTGTTTCAGCCACAGGTTCTGTTGGTTCTGTCACAAACATAGGAAAAGCAAATGTACCACCAACAGGTGTTGCAGGCACAAGTGCACTAGGCACTATTACAATTGCTTTAGGCATGACAGTTCAGATTACAGGTCAGGCAGGGACTAGTGCATTAGGAACTGTAACACAAGTAGCAAAAGCTATAGTTACTATAGCAGGTGTGTCTGGTACAACAGGAGAACCAACTGTGTTGGTTTGGGGACTAGTTGATGATGCACAAACATCAAACTGGGAAACAATATCAGATACACAAACTCCAGGGTGGGAAGAAGTTGCTTAACTATTCGAGAAAAACATACTATAATCAACACAGTAAAGAGGAAAATAAATGGCAAGCACATACGTAAATGACCTAAGACTCAACGAAATGGCGACAGGTGATGCGTCAGGAACTTGGGGCGATACGACAAATACCAATCTAGAGTTAATTGGTGAAGCTTTAGGCTTTGGCACAGAAGGCATAACTACTAACGCAGATACGCATACTTCAACAGTAGCAGATGGAGCAGCTGACCCAGCAAGAGCTATGTACCTCAAATATACAGGAACACTAGACTCAGCCTGTACGATTACGATTGCACCTAACACTATAAGTAGGATGCAATTTATAGAGAACGGAACAAGTGGTTCTCAAAATATTGTTATTTCACAAGGTTCTGGGGCTAACGTAACGATTGCTCCAGGGAATGTAAAAGCAGTTTATCTAGATGGTGCTGGTAGTGGAGCAGCAGTAGTTGATGCTTTTGCTAGTCTTTCTACAGTAGACCTAAAAGTACAAGACGATTTAACAGTTACAGATGATGTAAGTGTGGGCGGAGATTTAGCTACAACAGGTGCTTCTACAGCAGCTAGTTATAATGGCATAACCAGTAAGACCTTTGGCACATCCTCCATAATGATTGGAGACAACGCTACAGGAACTATTGATGCAGCAGATAATAATGTAGGTGTAGGTGTAGATGTTTTTGCAGCTTTAACTACTGGTGATAAAAATGTTGCGGTGGGCTTTGCTTCTTTAAATGCTAATAGTACAGGCATCAATAATACTGCTGTGGGTTATCATTCCTTAACAGATAATACAACAGCAAATAACAATACAGCTATTGGTTTTCAAACTTTAGCAACAAATACAACAGGAACTCAAAACACAGCCGTAGGTAGAAATGCTTTAAACGCAAACACTACAGCCGATAATAATACAGGTGTTGGCTTTGCTTCAGTACAAGCAAATACTACAGGTTCAGAAAATACTGGTCTTGGTCATAATTCTTTAGCAGACAATACTACGGGTTCTAGTAATACAGGTATTGGACAAGGTGCTTTATTAAATAATACTACAGCTTCTAATAATACAGCAGTAGGTAAATCAGCTTTACAAGTAAACACTACAGCAGATTACAACACAGCAATAGGTATGGATGCTTTGAAATCAGCCACAACTGGCGCACAAAACACAATGGTTGGTGCTTTGTCTGGCGATGCGATAACAACAGGTCAATATAACGTAGGTGTGGGAATACACGCAGTTGGTTCAACGACAACTGCTTCAAACAATACTGGAATTGGTTATAATGCTTTATTTGCAAACACTACAGGTTCTGAAAATACTGCTGTTGGTAGATTATCCTTAGATGCTAATACAACTGGAACAAACAATGCTGCTGTTGGTAATCAAGCATTGGGGGCTAATACTACGGGTGATTACAATACTGCCATAGGAAACGAAGCTTTACTAACAAATACGACAGCAAATGCAAACACAGCTTTAGGAAACGAAACTTTAAAAGTAAACACTACAGGCACAAGAAACACAGCAGCAGGTGCATCTGCTTTAGCTGCAAACACAACAGCAAATGACAACACCGCTTTTGGATATACAGCTTTATTAGCAAACACTACAGGAACATCAAACGTAGCAGTAGGTGCATTAGCTTTAGACGCAAATACAACAGGAAACTACAACACAGCAGTAGGTCAGAATGCTTTGTCGGCTACAACTACAGTTGGGTATAATACAGCAGTAGGACAAGGTGCTATGTTAGCAACAACCACAGGTGGTTATAATGTTGCTATGGGTGTGGATGCAATGGTTACTAATACGACTGGTCAAGAAAATACTGCTGTTGGTTATCAAGCATTAAAAGCTAACACTACCGCTCATAATAATACTGCTATTGGAAGATTAGCTTTATTACTTAATACTACAGGAGCAGAAAATACCGCAGTTGGTGCTGCTGCTATGGATGCAAACACTACAGGACGAGATAACACCGCGATTGGTGTTGGTTCTTTAGGAGCAAATACTACTGCAGACAGTAACACAGGTCTTGGCTATCTTGCTTTGCATGCAAACACTTCAGGTGGCAGTAATACTGGTGTTGGTAGAAGTGCTGGACAATCAATTACAACTGGTGGTTCTAATGTTGCTGTTGGTATGAATGCTTTAGTTACTGCAACCACAGCTTCTAATATTACTGCTGTAGGATTCCAAGCGGGTGACAATATAACTACAGGCTCGGCAAACACTATGATTGGTTACAACGCTGGTGGTGCTGTTACAACAGGTACTTCAAATACCTGTATAGGATATCAAGCGGGTAATGTTTTAGCATCTGGTGCATCTAATAATATAGCTATAGGTGTAAATTCAGTTACAGCAGGTTCTAATGCTTCCCACAATTATGGTATAGGTGTTAGTGTTACAACCCTCAATGAAAATAATCAATTTACATTCGGTAACGATAGTCTTGGTGTTGTTCATAATAACTTTGATACTAATGCTTCTTGGACTAGAACATCTGATGAAAGAATAAAAACAAATATTACAGATGATAATTTAGGTTTAAGTTTTATAAATCAATTAAGACCTGTGACTTTTAATTGGAAACCTAATAACGAACTTCCTAAACATTTTAGAGATTATGCAGAAGAAAATGTTAAAGACACAGATAGAGTTTTACATGGCATGCTTGCTCAAGAAGTAAAAGCGGCATTAGACAAAGAAGGTATAAATACTTTTGGTGGTTGGAAAGAAGATGTAGACACAGGACAACAGTATCTATCACAAGAAATGTTTGTATACCCTTTGATAAAAGCAGTACAAGAACTATCGGCAAAAGTCAAAGAATTAGAAAGTAAATCAAACGGAGAATAAATATGGCTCAAACAGTAGCAGAATGTTTAACAGCAGCAGAAGATAGCGTAACGCTTATCAACGACATCAATACGAATGGCAAAAAATCAACGTATGTTGGTGGGTCAGCAGAAGCTGATACAACAACTATGACACAAGCCGAGATAAATGAAATGGTACAACGTAACGTAGACCACTTAGAAACTATCTTGCTTTATGAACCTGTTGACGCAGCAGATGATACACCTGACGTAAAAGGCTCATCTTCAAGTAAAAAAACTACTTGTAGTGGCGGGGTTACAACGGGTAAAGCTTATATATCAGCTAATTCATAAGGATAAAAAATGACTGAAGAAAAAGCAGTAGAAACAACTGAAACTACAGACCAACCTGTAGACCCTCAATTACAACAAAGAATCGCTTATACCGAAACTTTGCAACAAGAAATTCAAAACCTTAGAGAGCAAATGGCTCAACTACAATATCAATTAGATATTAGAGTTACAGCTTTAGTTGGTTATCAAAGTACTTTAGAAGTG